ATAGTGACATGAACCCCAGTCCAACCATCAACCGAATAACGCTTATAAGCATGAAGGTCAACGATACGGGCATCATCCGCAATTGCCCCACCCTGGGTCAAACCATCCCCAACAGCACGAACCAACTTATCCACGTCAGGCATCACACTCGGATACTCCCTAGAAACAGAAGAAGGCCTTGGAAGATAAAACCAAAGTTCAACTTCCAAAGCCCCATCCATCGGCTCATCAAACAACGACCGACATTCTGTTTCAATAGCTTTACGCCAAGCAGGTAAATACTTGCTGGCTTCAATCATCCTGCCGTTACCGACATGACGTTTAGAGCCTTGCGGTGCTGGGACACCTTCAACAGAAAACTTACTTATCATGCTTTCTATAGTATGCGACACAAAGTATCAGAAACCACCAAGAAGCAAAAGCAAACATAAACAACTTTTCTTCAAGCAACTGCGCAGTCATACCCAAATACAGGAACACGCAAACCGTAGAAAAAATTGTCAAATACGCTAATTTCAAAAAGTCTCCCAATTAGATGAAGGTGTCACAGGCGCAGCCGAAACAACATTCACTTCCTTAGCGTTGATACTCAACTGAGCATAAACAACATGCTTACCAGACTGGTCAGTAAACTCATTCACGTTCGCTGAAGCATTACCAACAACATCCACGACCTGACCTTCCTGAACAGGAACAAGAGACCAAACCTTGTAGTTTAGTTTCCCTTCAGAACCATCAACCTTTTTGAAAACATCCTGAGCAATAAAAAACTTGCCGAATGATTTTGTTACTGTCAGATTTGTTGCTTTAATTACGTTGGGCATTTTGGCCCTTTCTATTTTTCTATGTGTTTTGGATTTACACAATCGGAATGATTGCATAACCTGTTACCTGGTAGAACGGCTGTTCCATCAGACATCGGTGTCACCCCATCTTCAAAGAACGCTCCTTGATGGGGAATACATTTTAGCTTGCCGTACTGGACAACTGTTGCTGGCTTCGCACGACAGGAAGCACAAAGCATGTCTGTACGTTCACGTTTCTCAGGGGCAACCACCCAAGAGTATCCGCAACGATTACAAAGAATCTTGTTGTCATCCACGCTCTCAGTCTAGTCATTTATCGCCTTTTTGCAAGCCAAACCCACACTTACGACAATTCCAAACAATGTTTCCATGCTCACAATTCTTTGGTGGGGCTGAATTGACCTTCTGTTCCTGCTCTAAGGCTTCTAACTTCCTTTGACGTTGTATTTCCTGCAAACGCTCTGAACGGGCTTTCTCAGCCATCCTCGCTTCATTTTGGAGTTCTTCCTTAGACTTCGTACGCTCAGGCAACGGCCCATCATCCCAACGGTCACCATTCAACCAAGTAGTCGGATACGGAATGAACTCACCCTGCGGAAGATTAGGGTCATGCGCAAACCGAATCGTACCAGCCAAAATGTCATCAACCGAAGCACGACCCATAGCAGACTCAAAAGCCTTCATAGCTGCTCGCTTAGAAACACGTCTCGGATACACACTCCAGAATTTCTCAAAATGAGCATATGTTTCTATATATGTTTCTATTGATGGTTTAGACGACAGATGTGTCACCCCTGACTTACCTAGTTTGTCACCCCTGACTACCTGGTCTGTCACCCCTGAACCTAGTTTGTCACCCCTGATTTGAGCTTCAGAAACACCAGAAATAGCAATCCAATACCTGTTAGATTTGTATTGACTCTTAGACTCTCCACCATGAACTTCAACAACAAGTTCACCCAAATCCTGCAAATGCTTAATGTCTCTCTGAATAGACCGTTCACTAGCGTTAGCGTAACGAGCCAAAGTAGCAATAGACGGCCAAGCACCATTATCTCCATGATGATTAGCAATACCAATCAACACAAGTTTTGCTCGCCCATCAGCACGACTATTGTTCAAGACAAGCGAAATCATCTCCACACTCATCTTTACTCGTCACTCTCCATCAACGCTTGCATAACCCTGTCAGCCATCACTGCTGTTTCATCCCTAGCACCGCCAGCAAAACGCCCAGCATTGTAAAACAACTTGTCCCTCTGCTCACGCATAGCATCAAGCTGCTCTGCCTTCTTACGCAACTGATTCTTACCCTGCGCATACCTAATGTGATTCAACTCTTCTTCAGTCAAAGGTCTATCAGCGTGTGTAACGTCAGTACGCTCTTTCTCCAATGCTTCCGCTAAAGCAATCCATTCATCTGAACCATAATCCATTGTGTTTCCCTTTCAAGCCATAAATAGTCGGTACGGTGTCTTGTTCCATTCATCATCAATCAGAAACCAGTCACCTTTATAAAAATCGTAAATCGGTGTTTGCTCAGGAAACTTGTATCGCTCTAACTTCCAGCCATACTGTAGAGCCTTCTCACGAAACTCTGCATTAGATTCCATCAACAAATTAGATTCACTACACATAGCAACCAGGTTAGATGGGGTGTCCAATAACTTAGACCCACCCATCCCCCGATTGATTCTGTGCTGTGGCACGAGCGTATCATCAATACGCCCACAATGCCAACAACAAACATCACGTTCAAGGACTTTTGCCCAAACAGTTCTACTAACCATGACGGAACGTAAGTTCAACCTGTTTAGCGATAACCGCAGTCAACGTACCTGCATCAGAAATCTGCTTTATCTTAGCCTTGACACGATTCAACTCAACTTTAGCCATGTCATGCTCAAACTTCAACTCAGCAGTCTTTAGCCTTGCGACAGCAGTTCTATCCGCTACAGTTCCCTGAGCTTCAAGAAACGCTGACTGAAACGCCTTCTCATAAACTAAATCTCGGTCAGCAACCTTAATCTCAGCATCATACAACGCATTGATGCCCTTCTCACCAGTCTGAATCAACTCATTCAGTTTGGCAATAACTTGGTCTGGACTAACTATTTCCAAGTTCTTTACCCCACATCACAATCAAATCCAACTTATCTTTAGGTAACTTAGCCTGTTGCGCTTCAACATACAAAGTCTTTAGTTTCGCCAAATCCTTATTGAAATACGCTTCACTAGCCTGAGTGTAAATGTCCTCGTTAGCACGATTTACTTTTTCCATCTCTTGTGCTGAAGGTCGCTTACCCTTTGGGCTGAACTCCCCACCAAGAGCAGAAATCGCTCTACCATAAGCAGAAGTAGCACAGTTCTCCACAAAAGAGACCTTATTAATGTGGCTAGTTCCAAGACGTTCCTCAGCATAGTCAACCGCAGCTGGCTTCTCGTCAGCCTTATCCAAAAAGACTTCAGCCTTCATAACGACCTGTGTCTCGTTGATAAGAACAATCTCTAGGTTTAGACGGCCATTGCCGTACTTCGCCCAGAACAGGTCAATTCTTTCCTGAACCGTTTGATACTGTGAAAGGTCAAACCCCATTACGCCACCACCCAAGTAATAGTCATGTTATCTTCAAGCCAAATCCATTGACTCAAACCCTGCACAGTCAAGCCAACAGAACCAGTTTCCAAAACCTGGATACCAGACAAAACGCCAGTAACGTGAGTAGTTTTCTTGTCGCTGTTATGGATAGAAATGGCAACCTTGTCACCAACAGATAGACCCTTCAGGTCAGTTATTTTCTTCATTAGTTTCCCTTCTTAATTGTTAGATACGGCACTCCACCAGCTCTAGAAGAACGAGTAGCAATAACTTTGCCGTTTAATAGACCATACTTGGCTTTACCCATTTTGTCCAGTACTTTGCTCTTTAATTCTGTAAGTTCTGCAATGTAGTCATCAGTTACAGCCTGAGCAAACATCAACTCAGTCCCCAACTCACCCAAATCAATTTCATCCTCAACAATCTCAGGATTCATGTGGCGGACAGTCTGGAATGTGCTTTCAGAGCCATCCCAGTCAGGGGCTACATCTTTAGCCAACTTGTCCCAGAACTCCTCTACACGAGCCACCATACGGGCGGAAAAGTCTGCATCATAGTCAAGGTGGAAAGTTTCCAACTGATTACCTTGGAATAGCACAACAACCTTGCACCACTTCAAACCAAGTAACTCCATGTACCACATACACTGAGCTGCATAATGTTCAGGGATAGAGTCCCAACGGTAGCCAGCAGTCTTAATCTCCAGCAAACCAAACTCGCCATCTAACTCTAAGATGCCGTCAGGGTTAGCATGTTTCCAGCCATCAGCCCAAGTCCCAGTCGTGTACATCTTGTATTCAGGGTTACGCAAACCCCACTCGCTGAAGATAAGAGGTTCAACTATAGTTCCCCAACGCATCTTCTCGTTCTGCTCAAAACTATCTTCAATCTTGTTAGACAGTTTCGCCCACAAAGTGTAAGCAGACTCCCAAGGGTTCAACCCTAAGATAGTTCCCACCTGAGAACCACCAATACCACCAGCACGAAGCTCATGCCACTCAGGACTCTGATTCTCAAAGTCACCAACCAGAACAGCCTTACCAAACAGTTTGTTATCTAATTTATTAGTCATAACCCTTTTCCGATTTTACTTCTGACCGAATTGTCAGTAAAGTAAGTGTATGACAAGCCACCGACATCCGATACCAATTTCAAGAAAATACTTCTCTTTTTTAGAAAAAATGGAGCAAGTCGGTGAACTGCCCTGCCAAAACTTCCCTGATGCGTTCCACCCAGAAATAGGGGCTACAGGGCATCAAGACACACAATACGCAAAAGAACTATGCTCAATGTGTCCACTAATGCAAGAATGTCGGACATACGCTATAGAAGCGAAAGAACCACTAGGTATCTGGGGTGGACTAACAGCAGGAGAAAGAAGAACCTACAGGTCTACTTCTTCTCGTTATCCTTTACCTTCTGAATAGCATCATTAGAAGCCTTAGCGATGTCAGCCTTAGTAACCTGACCAGTCGTAGCAATCGCATAACCGATAGCACCAATCACACCGACCATCAGTGTTCCCCAAGCAATAATCACGCCATCCAACCAGTTACCTGTCAAAGCTGCGCCTACACCAGCAGAACCACCAAGGATAAAAAGAAAAATACCAAAACCACGCCACGCCAAAAACGCCAAAACATCTGTAATCTCTTTGAGTCTAGTTTTCATTATTTACCTGTGTTTTCTAGTATGTGCTTCAACGGGTCAACTAAATCCTTGTACGCAGACAAGTGAATACCTGGGTTGCTGAAAGACTTGTTAGCCTTACCAATGCTCATGTGTAGATGCGCCCCAGTGCTTGCAGAGCCACTCTTATACTTGCCACCGCCAACCTTACCTAAAACGGTCTGACCACCAACAACCTTGTCACCCTTCTTCAAATCAGACTGCTTCGCTAGGTGAGCGTAAAGAACCCACATGCCATCCTTAGTTGAATGAACCAAGAACCAACCCAACACATCAGACCACTCATTTAGGAACACAGTGCCATCAGTAATAGCCTTAATAGGTGAAAGTTCCTTCGGAGACCAGTCCTGACCCCTGTGAGGTCTACCATTACGGTAAGGAGCAAGATTACCGAACTCATCCCCACGAAGTTTAGGGCTAAACGGCTCAAAATAAACAACAGACATTAGGACACCAATCTCATAATTAAACCAACAAAAGTAGAAGTAACAACAGCAGACAAAACACCTGTAACCCAAGCAGACTTCCAGCGAGCCTTCTCCAACTCACGAATACGAGCTTCATGGTCAATAACCAAATCTGACTGAATGGTGACATCTTTCTTGATTACAGCAATGTCAGTTTTGATTATGGACATGTCATCAACAATTCTTTGTAGGAGTTCACCGTTGTTAGGGCGTTTTGTTTCACTCATTAGCCAGCTGCCGTTCCAGCAGTCATCTGCACAGCCTGATAGTAAACAGGAACATCAAGTCCAGCTGCTTCAGATACGTTACGAACAGTAATAGTTGCAGACCCAGCGGCAACAGTACTCGCAACAGCGATGTATCTAGGGCTTGTAGTCCAAGCAGAAACAATCGGTGCAACAGTAAAACGGCTCGCAGGAAAAGTGACGTTTACAGTAACTTGCGCAGCAGTACCAATAGCAGTAGTCGTGCTAGTGGCTGTTCCAGCAGCAACAGCATAAGGCAACTGATTAAAGTTCTCATTTAGAGTGGAAGCACTCAAAACCTGCCCAGCAGTCCAAGTATTCTTACCAGCCATCTATTTCTCCTTAAAGCCCCAACGAGTACGAGTCTAGTTTACCAAACTCAACATCATCCAAAACAAGATACGGAACTTTCACGCTATCAAACTGCAAAACAAGATAATGGCCACCAGGCGTAATGTCATGGTTAATACCAATAATCTGGACTGCTCGCTCAATAGTAGCCCCAGTCCCATTAGGTTTGAACCTGACCTTAGCAAAATCATTCAACTGCAACTGAGCTAAATCTTCCTGAGCCGAAGCACTCAAAGCATAAAAGTTCACCCTAATAGAGTTGATACGATACTCAGGGGAAGAATACTTACGGATAAGCAACCCAGCAAGATTCGCTAACCTAGTTTTAGAAGTATAAAGAACATTATCTACATTCAACTGATTGACAGCATACGCTTCTTGCGATGTAGCTTCACTAGCCATCACATAGTTCAAACCATCAAAAGCATTAACAACAATGCTGTTATACATCAACTGAGTGGTATAAGAAACATCAATAAAGTCATAGTTAATACTTGGCTTGCCAGCAGTACCAAACGTATAGTTTATAGTTCCATCATCAGCAAACAACTCATAGCCAGTAGAAGAATTAATGCTGTTGTTATTATCCTTGAACTCAATGCCGTAAGTATTGGAATTAAAAAACAGTTGACCCTGCTCAGAAGATTCAATCTGACGTAAATACTCCAAAGCATTAGTGTTATTAGGAATAATCTCAGCATCAAGCATCTGAGTACCAGTATCAATAGCCCTATCACCAAAACCAGTAGACCAAGACACACCAGGGTCATTCAAAACACGAGTAACCCTAGCCCCCGACAACTCTGCTGGAAAAGCCTGACTAGCCATATACTGATTGGCTAAAATACTCGTACTTTCACTAGCCGAAAAAGTAGCGTAAGACTCACCGTTCACATCATAACTAAAAGACCAGTCATCAATCAGACCAGAAAAAATAGAATAACCACCAGAAGTAATGTCAACTATCCTTTTAGGGTAAACAAAAGGCTGATAGTCAGACGAATCATTAGTCGGGTCAAACGCCCTATCAAAGTTATTCAACACAACAGTAGCCGAACCAGGCTCATAAAAATCTAGCTGCCTAGACTTACCCCTAGTAATGTTAGTTGAAATAGTTTTAGAAGTAACATTTATAGAAGTATAAGCACCCAAATCGTCATAGTAAGCAAGAGTAACGCTAACATCAAGAGCCATTAGTTACTTCTCCAACCCTTGCCCTTAGCACGTTCATACTCTTGAATAGCGTTGACCATCGCTTGACCAATCTGCGCACCACTAGCACCAGGAGCAACATTGATAGAAATGTTGTACTCATTTGCCTTAGCCTGATTCTGCTGGAAAGTAGAATAGCCCACAGTATTAGGGTTGAATGGGTTTGCAATGTCCTCAGACTCCATCAACTTATAAGCGCCTTCCAGCCCAGCACCAGGCACACCAGCCTTATAAGTACTGACAAAAGAAGGGATACTCATGTTTGCGACAGAAGGTAACTTGTCGGCTGGCTTTACATACTTTGGCTTCGGCTTATAACTAGGGTCTAAAGCAAGTTTCTCTTCATTAGTAAGTTTGAACCCAGCATTACCAGCTTCAGTAACAATCTGCTTCAACCTAGCACTAGCAGAAATCCCAATAGCATTACCAATAGCATCGCCCAACTTAGCGGCCGCAGCAACTAACTTATCCTGCTGTGCAATAAAACCATCCAAAAGACCATTACCGACCTTAGCCCCAGCACTCTTCATAGCCTTAGCACCAAGAACACCAATGTCACCAGCAATCTTCTTAATACCCTTAGCAGTCTTATTTAGGCTAGTGACACCTTCCTTACCAGAAGCAATAATGGCTTCAGCAGTAGCATTACCAGCATCAGGGCCAGCAGAAGTAATGTCCGCAATTAACGAAGAATCAAGCCCAGCCTTACTCAAAGTTTGAAGATTACCGTAGAAAGTTTTTATCTTATCTAGGTTTGCTTTGAACGCACCAGCAATGTCTGTAGCACTCTTAGAAGCACCAAAAGCAACAGTCTTAAACTTGCCATCCAAATAAACAATGCTTTGAACAATCTCATTAGAGTTGCTATCTAAAACACTCGTAATGTTCGCTGAACTAATAATAGATTTCTGGATGCTAATAGCACTCTCAACAAACTCATTTATCTTTTCAAGAGACTTTTGAACAGACTTAGTTGTTTCCTTAGCGGCAGCAGCCACACCATCAACAGGGTTTACTGCAAGACCAGTCTTAGAATACTGATTTAGCAGTTCATTGTAAGTATCAGAGTTAGTGGCCATAAAGCCATTAAGTTCATCAAAATCATCAATCCAATCTTGAAGATTCTTAGAAGCATCCTTAAAGAAATCACCAAGACCAGGAATAGAACCTGCAAGCATAGTCAAACCTTCAACCAGCTTGCTAATGGTCTTTATGGCAATCATAAACACAAAGTTCAGCATCGTCACTACAGGCAACAATACCGCTTTAATAACTTGCGCAAGGAAAGTAATAAGCGGAATAAACGGAGTAATAATCTGAGTCAAAATACC